ATATGGCGGGCTGACGCATTATTATGCGCCGAGACTGTTGGTGTTGGAGAAGCTGAATTAATAGGGATAATTAATATTTAGAGGTGGTGATGTGATGAATTTGAAAAGAGGACATATAAAATGTCCATACTGTAGCATAACTCCGATATCAATAGCAAAAGACGAGGTTGTAGATATAAGATTTGACGGAAAACAGTTGAAAATGGATATTCAAACATCTGATTCTGCGGCAACATATGAGTGGATTCCATTAAATTTTTGCCCGATATGTGGCAGAGACTTGGATAAGTAAACTGATAATTACTGAACGAAGGGAGAATAAAACATTGAGAAGAAAAAACGGCGAAGGGTATCCGGATCCGACAGCAGCGGAAGCAATCGACGAAGCAGATCGGATCCCGGAGCGTATTACATGGTTTATAAAAACGGTTAAAAGCATAGCGGCTTTGGTTGACTTAGAGGTTATCAGCAGGATTCAGATCAGGGACAAGTCTACTGGACGGAAATATCTGTAAGGAGGGAGCCATGGCGCGTAAAAAGATTTTTGCTGTATATGAAGGTGATACATATATGGGAGATTATACAGCTGTAGAAGCGGCGCCGTTGCTAGGTATTGCCTGCGCGACAGTATCGGCCTATGCGAATTCCGGCGCCAGACTGCGGGGCCGTTACAGAATTGAAGTAGTGGGAAACACAGAAATAGATACGGAACGATGGGCCAGTGAGTGGGATCAGGTGCGGATCGAGAAACTGGCATGGTTGAAAAACAGAAAAAATAAGCCGGGCGATTAAGCCCGGCAAATAAAAACCCAAAGGAAGAACGTATGTGCGATCATAAAAAGAAGCCCCATTGCTTGGCGGCTGTCAGGGCTTCTTATATCTTATTCAGATGAGGCCATTATACCTTATCTGAACATGAAAATCAATTTATTCAAGAAAGGATTAGGTGGAAAATAATGGCAGAACAGATGAGTATAGATAACGTGGTAATCAATATAATGAATGGGCTTATGCCGGTAATCGAAGAAGAGAAGCGCTTAAAGGATGCAGAACAGGTATTATACATGACTCTGGCAAACCTCCAGATCTTTAAGGAGGAAACAGCATTGTCAACAGAGCTGGACCGGACAAATGAATATCTGATGCAGTATCTGCTGAATATGAGGCTTACAGGCTGTACTGACGGCAGTATCCAAAATTACCGCAACACTCTACGGAATATGCTGGCCTATGTCAACAAGAATGTTGTAGACATAGAGTATGCAGACCTTAAGAAGTATCTGGCATACGGGAAGTTGGTCAGGGCGTGGAAAGATCGTACATATAACAGCAAGTTAATTACAATCCGTAGTTTCTTCGCATGGCTGTATGAGGAGGACATGCTCCCAAACAATCCAGCAAAGAAGTTAAAAGAAACTAAGGTGGAGCGCCGGATCGGGCCGACACTGAAGCCGGAGCAGCGCGAAGAAGTCCGGTGCGCGTGTATCGACGAACTGGAATTATCGCTTTGTGATCTGCTTTATACGTCTGGTGTCCGTGTCTCGGAGCTATGCCGGTTAGATATTGCAGATATAGATTTTAGTAACATGAGGGCCATCGTTTACGGTAAAGGCCGCAAGGAACGCGAAGTCTATTTCACAGGACAGGCGAAACATCATCTGGAAAAGTATCTTGAATCGAGAGATGATGATAACCCGGCGCTGTTCGTCAGTCGGAGGAAACCACATAAGCGAATGCAGCCGGGAACAGTGCGCGATATCATGAAAGACATTAAAGAACGAGATCCGGCGCTTGCAAATGTAAAACTGACGCCGCATGTCTTCAGGCGGACAGTTGGAACAGACATGATTAACAAAGGGGCTCCGCTGGAGTTGGTGGCTGAGAAGCTGGGTCACGTACAACTCGATACAACGAAACAGTGTTATGCAGCCATTGCCAGATCGACGGTTCAGCAGGCCCATAACCGCTATGTAGGATAGGAGGATCTATGAATAAGGGAGTATTAGAACAGTATATTGATGCCTGTGAACTGATTAAGGAAACAGAAGCAGACATCCGGAGGGTCAAAAAGCAGCGTAAGACGATAATTCAGGATTCGGTAAAAGGATCTATGCATGATTTCCCATATGCTGCACAGAATTTCAAAGTACAGGGCATGGTATACGCTGCTGTAAGAGAGCCGGGAGCACTGGCAGCTTATGAGCAGCTTCTGGAGGAGCGCAAGGCCAGGGCGGAGGAAATCAAAATACAGGTTGAGGCATGGCTGAATACGATTCCACAGCGGATGCAAAGGATAATAAGATTTAGATTCTTTGAGAATTTATCATGGGGAGAAACGGCCTCGAGAATCGGGAGAAAGGCTACTGCGGACAGTATACGAATGGAATTTACAAATTTCATGAAAGTAGCATAAAGTTATTTCGTTTATTTCACATTTTTCGTTTTGGAAATGTTATAGTATAGACTGGAATCACTGAAATGTGCTTCTACCTCCCCCAATTGATGGCCGCTGGTAATAGCTGGCGGCCGTGCTTATGTGGAACATACCATTAATGGCAGATGGACAGGGTCGCGCCCTGGGTTCCGGTTCGATTCCGGGTATTCCGCTTTCATTCTTTTTTCTCCTTTTTGAAGCACCTGTCGAAAGGCAGGTGTTTTTCTTTTACAAAAAACAGCCAGATAGGAAGGTGAGGTGATGGCAAACAATGAAAACTTAGTACGTTTAACCCCGACTGAAGCACGAGAGTATGGACGGCGTGGAGGAAAAGCTTCCGGGGAATCGCGCCGAAGAAAAGCAGACTTCCGCAGGACCTTAAATGCGCTTCTTACCGCAGAGATAGAAAGTGAGGAATGGACTCCAATACTAAAGGCAATGGGGCTTGACAACACCGTTGAAGCGGCCGTAAACGCAGCTATGATTAAAAAAGCATTAGCGGGCGACGTGAAAGCCTTTGAGGCCATAGCTAAATATTCCGGACAATCTGACCAGACTGACGCCGACTTAGAAGAACAAGCCATTCGAACGGATCGGGCGCGGCGGGCCAGAGATCAGGAGGTTGGAAACACAGACAATACAGATGGAATTCAATCATTCTTAAAAGCCATGAATCCAACGGCGGAGGATCTGGATTCGATATTCATAGACAAGGAAGAAGAGAAGGAGGACAGCGATGCCAAAGAAACAGAAGAAGCCGGCGACGTTTAACTTTTTGCCTTTTTCAGATCAGCAAAAGCGGCTTATGCACTGGTGGAGACCGGGACTTAAGTCAGCAGAGTGTGATTATGTAATTGCAGATGGATCTATCCGATCAGGAAAGACAATCGCCTGCATTATCGGTTTTTTGACGTGGTCGCAGACTATGTTTCAGGGTGAGTCTTTTATTCTGGCAGGAAAGACGATGGGAGCGCTCAAGAAGAATGTCATTAAGCCTATGTTGCAGATCATGGAGGCATGGGGCTGGCCGTATGAGTATGTACGATCCGGATCGAAACCGCATATTGACATAGGCAGTAATACGTATTATCTTTTTGGCGCGAACACGGATGCTGCACAGGATTCCCTTCAGGGTTTGACAGCAGCTGGAGCCTATGCAGACGAGGCGGCGCTTTTTCCACAGTCCTTTATAGATCAGATGATTGGACGCTGTTCGGTTTATGGCCGGAAAATCTGGCTGAACTGTAACCCGCAGGGGCCGCACCACTATATTTACGAGGAATATATCCAACCGAAAGCAGCCAGGAAAAAGGGCGTTTATCATCTGCACTTTACCATGGATGACAATTTGTCTCTGCATCCGAAGATTAAAGCAGGATACAAGCGAGCCTGGTCGCCGGGGAGCGTATTCTACAAGCGTTTTGTTCTTGGCTTATGGGTAGCAGCTGACGGTTTGATCTATCAGCAGTTTGCAGATAATGTGAGAGATTACCTGATCGGTCCCGACTGGCTGGAAGAGAATCAGATTATGTATGCAGTAATCGGCGTTGACTTTGGAGGCACGAAGTCAGCGCATTCTTTTACGCTTACGGGATTCTCGAAAGGGTTCAAGCAGGTTGTTGTCTTGGATGAGTATTATCGCAAGAAGCGGATTAATCCGAAACAGCTTCAAGACGACTTCGTGGACTTCGTAAAACGCGCACAAGCCAGGTTTAAGGTCTATGAGGCATACTGTGACAGCGCAGAGCAGACGCTAATCAGCGGGCTTGAAATGGCCTGTATTCAAGCTCATGTGGCAATCGACATTAAGAACGCTATAAAGGGGCCGATCAATGACCGGATCGCTTTCTACAACTCATTGATTGCACAAGGTCGCTGGAAGGTGATGCGGCATTGTAAACATATCATAGAGGCATTCGAACAGGCAGTTTACGACGACAAAAAGCCTAATCAAGATATACGGCTGGACGACGGCCTGATGAACGTGGACAGCTTAGACAGCACGGAATACAGCACAGAGAGTATACAGGACGAGATCTTGTATATAGCAGCATAGGAGGTGATGGCGTGGGAGTAATTCAGACGTATTTGCAGAAGAAACGGAAGTTTGGCGGCGTTTCGGACGCCACTTACAATCATATCGATGAGTGGCTGGCCTGGTACCAAAACAGCGTTCGTAAGTTTCATATCTACTGGATCTATGACGGAATCAAAAGTAAGAAATGTGAACGGTACAAACTGGGAATGGCGAAGAAGGTTTGCGAGGACTGGGCGAATCTCCTGTTGAATGAAAAAGTTGCAATGAAAGCCGGAACATTCGATAAACGCCTGAAGGAGATCCTGGAAAGGAATAATTTTCAGGTACGCGCTAATCAGTTGATTGAGATTGCATATGCGCTTGGTACCGGGGCATTCGTGGAATATCTGGACGCTTCCGGGGGGCCGGTGATCGATTATATCAGGGCCAATATGATTTATCCCTTGTCTTGGGATAATGGAGACATTACCGAATGTGCCTTTGGATCTGTACGAGCGATCGATGAAAAGGAACGGATCTATTTACAGATTCACCGCAGGGGGATTGTGACTGACGGAGAAAATCCGGATTTGTATTACATTGAAAATAAGTATCTGGATTCTGAATCAGGTGACGAGGTAGCGCTTCCGGAGGACATCGAAGCAGTTATATCGACGGGCTATGATAAACCGCTCTTTCAGATCATCACCCCAAACATTTGTAATAATGTAGATCTGGACAGCCCTATGGGGATTTCCGTATTCGCGAATGCCATTGACCAGGTGAAAGGTTGTGATTTGGTCTATGACTCTTACATGAATGAGTATGTATTGGGACGGAAACGGATCTTGGTGCCATATTCTCAGGCAAAGATCATGATGGAAAAAGACGGGACAGCACAACCGATATTTGACCCGAATGATTCCGTGTATTTTATGATGCCAGCTGACCGAGAAAACGATATGAAACTAACTGAGGTAGACATGACGATCCGGGCCAGTGAGCATGAGGAAGGATTGAACAAATCACTGGATCTCATGTCGTTAAAATGTGGTATGGGTACCGGTCGGTATAAGTTTGAAAGCAGCGGAGTAAAAACGGCCACGGAGGTTATCAGCGATAAGTCTGATTTATACCAGAACCTTCAGAAAAATAAAACGCCAATTAAGGCTGCACTGATAGCTATGGTTAAAGCGCTGGCCTTTTTAGCATCCGGGAACGATCAGTTAGAAGTCAATGTCGATTTTGATGACTCCATCATTGAGGACACTAATACCACAGTGGACCGAAACATCAAACTGGTACAGGGTGGCCTTCGGTCAAAGCTGACCGCAATTATGGAGATCAACAAATGTAGTGAGGCAGAAGCTAAAAAAGAACTTGAACGGATCGGCCAGGACGGACAGATCACAGGGCAGGATATAGACTGGACACAGGAGGACAAAGACGAGGAGGAAGAGGAAAGAGATACGGAAAAGAATCACGTAGGATTCCGAAAGGGTGAAGAAAATGAACCTGATAGAAAATCAACGGACCGCTGATGGGCCTACAGGGTTGTATCAGGATCTTGAGGAAATACTGATGAAAAACATCGTCAGGCATATCCGGAATTACGATCAGCCAATTCCTACTGATGAATGGTTAATGCAAAAGCTTGCGGAGATCGGAAAACTGAATAAGGAGAATATCCGGCTTATCAGCGAGATGGCCGGAATCAGTAATACCGCAGCGCAACGTATGTTGGAGGAGATGGCAGAACAAGTGACAAATGAACTTGAGCCGGGTTTTCAGTATCTTTCCCGTCAGGGGATTATCGATGAAGCTGTGAAGGCTACGAAGAGCCGTAATGTTTTGCAGGTCATGAAGACATTGAGGAAACAGGCGAAGGACACTTTAAACCTGTGTAATACCACAATGCTGTATAAAGCCAGGGACGCATACAAAGCACTGGTAACAGATATTGCACGGGCTGCCGGTGAGATGGAAACAAAACAATCTTTTCTCGATCTTCTGAATACAGAAGCAACAGCTTCTGTTATGGGGGCAGAATCACGAACACAGGCACTCAGGAGGTGCATTCAGCGCTTTAACGAAAAGGGAATTCCTGCATTTGTAGATACTGCCGGGAGAGAATGGACACCGGAAGCATATGTCAATATGGCTATGCGGACCACTTCCGGAAATGTAGCACATGAAATTCAGATGGCACGCTGCGAGGATTATGGTGTGGATCTGATTGAAGTTGACAGCCATGCCGGCGCCCGTCCGAAATGCGCCAGAGATCAGGGGAAAATATTTGATCGGGCCAATAAGTCTAATAAATATCCTCATTGGAATACTTCCAGCTATGGAGAACCTGATGGAATACTCGGTATTAATTGCCGACACCATATTTATCCGTATATCGAGGGCGTGTCTGTTAGAAGACACTTCCCCACTGACGATATGGACGCAAACGATAAATTGTACCAGGAAACACAGAAGCAGCGGGCGCTTGAACGGTCCGTCAGAAAACAAAAAAGG